TCGGTGTATTAAAAGAAGCTACAATAACATTTAATTGCTGGGATGTATCTCAATTACAGGAATTAGAACTACTGTACATGAGACCAGGATTTACTGCACTATTGGAATGGGGACATAGCTTATACTATGAATCACCAAATAATTTTATAAAGACACCAAAGACAGTAGGAAGTTTCTTCACACCAGGAATTTCTAAAGAAGAAATCTATGCAGAAATAGAAAAGTTAAAAAAGGAATCGGGACAAAACTATGATGGTATTTTTGGATTTGTAAAAAACTTTTCATGGAGCTTTAGACCTGACGGAGGGTATGATTGTACAACATCGTTAATATCTATAGGAGAGATAATAGAGTCACTGACAATTGATTCAGACACACAATCACATACTGAAGACAAGAGCCCTAAAGGGGATGATACTGAAATTGATCCACCAACAATGCTAGAAAATGTTTTGAAGACACTTAAAAAATATGGAGTAACTAATGGATGGAATAAAGTAAAAGAGCATTACCCGGGATATGCAAAAAAGTTTATTGAAATAAATGGAGTAGACGGTATAGATTTAATTAAGAGAAATGGAGTAACTGTAAAGGATATAGCACAAAAATCAACAGCCGGTAATACAGGAGACTTTACATATATACCGCTAAAAGCATTTTGTCAATTAGTAAATGCTATACTACCTCTAGATAATAACAAAAAAAATGTAATTAAGATAAATACTAAGATAGCACCACTATCCTCCCAACCAAACCCAGACAATATACCTACCTGTAAGTTTAGAAATTTTAAATACCAGATCTCAAGTGATCCAGCTATTTGCCAAATTATAACACCCTCAGTAGATGCATGGTATGTAAATAATGCTGCTGCTATATCTTTTGTTAACACTATGAGAAAATCAAAAGAAGGGGCTAGTGATGAAATATTAAATATTTGGGTAAACTTAGACAACTTAGCAAACATAATAACAGATGTAGTAGCTAAGGAAAAAGGACAAAGAACCTTAAATGATATATTTCAACCATTATTTAAACAATTAAATGAAACGTTGGGAGGAGTAAATGATTTTAATTTTCACTACGAAGACAGTATATACACTTATTATATAGTAGATAGACAAGTTCAAGTAGATAGATCGGAAATACCAACAATAAATGTAACAGGATTAAAATCGACAGTATCTCAATTTAATTTTGTAACAAAATTATCACCAGCAATAACAACAATGACTGCAATATCTGCACAAGCAGGAGCAGCTGATGTAGGACTAGAGGCTGAGGCATTACTAAGATGGAATGAAGGTTTGACTGATCGTATAATAACAAAGAAGCAGAATAACATCGAGGATGAGCAAGACACAGCAAAAATAACAGCAAAAAGAGAAAAAGCTCAACAAGAACGATTAGACAAACTAACTACAGCGATAAATTCATTTTGGTCAGGACAATACATAAAAGAGCAAGTAAATACAGCTAAAATAAATTTTGTACAGTATGCAACAACATACGTACAATTTTATGATGATGAAGGAGAGAGTAGTAATCAAAAAGCAGGACCTGCTGGAATTATTCCATTTGAGGTAAATATTACCATGGACGGTATATCAGGAATTAAGATAGGCCAAGCATTTGAAATTAATCAGGGGGTAATGCCAAATAAATACTATGGAGTAATAGGATTTATTGTAACAGGTGTTGATCATGATATTCAAAATAATAGATGGGTAACTAACCTAAAAGCACAAACAATTGTATTAGCAAATAAAGTAAAAGGATCAGGACCGGTAAGTGCAAATACAGGTCAGAACGCACAAGGATTATCTACAACCGAAAGAAGAGGATTAACCCCAGTAACAAATTTTGTAGCCGAACCAGGACCAGCTAAATCTGCAGCAGAAAAGTATTTAGGGAGAACAATGACAGATCTAGAATGGAATCAACTAGTAAGAGCAACCTTTGCAGAAGCAAGTCCAAATCAAACAGAGAGAGCTTATGTAATGGCAGTAATTCTAAATAGAACGAGAAATGCAAACAGTACGGTAACAGCAACATTATATAAACGAAACCAGTTTCAATCAGTAACAGGTACATCTAGAGACGGTAATCAACCGAGTGCAAACTATACAAATGGACCAAATGAAACAGACAAGAAGAACATATACGGAGCAGCTACCGATATCTTAGCAAGTGTACCAAAAACAATTATAAACTTCACATCAGTTAATATAGGAGCATATAAAGCAGGAACAGATATAACATACCTAGATACATTAAGGAAAAAAGGAGGGGTACAAATCGGACAAACAGTATTCTCAGCATAATAATAAGACAGTAAAGTAAAATGTTTAGACCAAAAACAACATATACAAAACCAAAATCAACCTCAGGAGGAGAGTATAGAGAAAAACTTTCAGGAAAGGACTATAGAGGATTTTATATAAAAAATAACAGGGAGCAGTATTTTGCAGGAAAATCACCAGAAGATAATGGAGTTGAATTAGAAAAAATTGAGAAAGGTAGTACTTTGCTACAACAACTAGCCCCTGTTGGAATGAGTTTATTAATGATGATCTTTACAAAATTATTTAAACCAACACCAACTAGCGGTCAATCAAAATCAGGAACACTTCCTAGATACTTTGTTCAAGATAAGACAAATAATAAAATAGCAGAAACAGACAAGCAATCGTATCAAGAGGCACAACTAATACCAACAGTAAGAACAGCACAAACAGACTGGATCATTGCAGGACCAGCCGAAGATAAAAACTTTAATGGGTATCCTTTTGAAGGAGCAGCATCAAAGAATAAAAAAACAATTCAAGCATTAGAACCTCAGATGCCGGGAATTTCTACATTCATAACAGATTATTCATTCCTTGTTGAAGATCCAACTGCAAATCTACAACCGGTATTATCATCTACTACAGAAGTAGTAAAAGATCCACTTGTAGATTTAGAGAATTCTAGAAAAGCAAATTTCGATTTAAGAAAATAAGATAAGGCTTGCTTTTGCAGGCCTTTTTCGTATATTAATAAAAAAAGGTTATATAAATGTTTTACATCGTTGAATCAGATCAGCAATTAGAGATACTTAAAAGTTATAGTAAAAAAGGAGGATACATAAAAGTAATCTCCTCAAACGATAATTATCACCCGCTCCTAACAAAAACCATAGCAGTTTATCTCAGGCCACTAGATCATGAGGAAGGATATATTATTCCTATAAATCATGATGAAGGACTTAATGTAGATAAAGATCGTGTCTACGACATTCTTAAGCAATATAAAACACTTTACACCATTGATAAGAAAGAATTGCTGTATCACTTTATATTAAAGGATGTTATAGATCTATCATTGGTTTACTCAATGACAAATTATGAAAGACTAGAATTAGGTAAAAATAATCTAACTTATAACTGGTTCTATAATCGATTGCATGATTTTAAAGAAGTAAATGCATTAATTCCAATCACAAAATTATATGAGAAATGTGAAGAGGATTATAAAGCTATAGAGTTTATATTGCATATTGCAATACCAAATGGATTTGATTTCTATAATAAAACAGCTACTTCGGTATTCTTTGCAATAGAACATACCGGGTTAAGAACAATCTATCAGCCATACCTAGAATTATTCAAACCAAATAATCCTGTATTTAATATGGAAGATAATATTGCCTATACTTCATATAATTTATATAATACAACCTCACGACCAACAAATGCTTTTAATTCAGTGAATTATGCTGCAATTCCTAAAGCACCTGAATTTAGAAAAGCAATTATACCTCAGAATGATTTATTTGTAGAATTTGACTTTGATGGATACCATTTAAGATTACTATGTCAGCAAATTGGTTATGAATTAACTGATGAATCAGCTCACATGCAATTGGCAAAATTATATTTTGGAAAGGATGAAATAGCAGAAGAGGATTATGCAAAAGCCAAGCAAATCAACTTCCATGCAATTTATGGAAAGATTCCACCTGAATTTGCTTTCCTACCTATCTTTGAAAGGATACAGAACTTTATAAATAGACTTTGGCAGCATTTTCAAGAAAAAGGATATGTAGAAGATCCAATATCAGGAAAGAGATTCACCAGTGACCTAAAGGATATGCATCCACAGAAGCTAA